ATGGCGGAGCATGTAGGAATCGAACCTACTCACCCATTGCTGAATGACAGATTAGCAATCTGTTGCCTTAACCGGTCGGCCAATGCTCCGTTGTTGTATGTATTATATATTAAATTTAAAGTCTTGTCAACAATAATTTGATATTACATTGTAGGTCCGTTGCCGTTTTTAAATCCAACTGAACCGCCTTCTGCTTCGATACGTTTAATAACATCTTCGAATAAAATCGGTGCATAGTCAGTATGCTCCACACATACACAATGATATCGTGGATCAATAACACCATCCTTCATAACGCGATTGGCATGCAAGTGGCCGTGAATGTTAACACCAAAACGCCCCAACGATTCTTCGTGGATCGGAATGTGGCTCAATATCATGCCATTCATAACATGATATGCTCGCAACTCACGAAAGTATTCACGATACTCGTTGTCGCGGAAAATATCATGGTTGCCACGGATTAATACCTTGTCTCCGTTTAATCGACTCAATGTTTTCATTGCTCTTCGATTAATAATAACATCGCCTAAATGGTAAACTTTGTCGTTGGGCCGGACACGTTCGTTCCAACGTCGGACCATTTCCTCATCCATCTCATTAGGATCAGTCCACGGTCGGAGCTTGGTCACTCCGTCGTTGCGAGTGAAGCGACATACGCCAGCGTGTCCAAAATGTGTATCACTAACTAAAAATACTGCTGGCATAATTGCCTCCTGTTAACATTCAATATCTACATTCCTACCTTTGTCTAAATCTAGACGAAGATTTCTACGCACTCGTTCTGCCATGTTTCTTTCAAACCGGTGTTGTTCTACAACTTTACTATAATCGTTTTCTCGTTGCTTTTGCAGAAAAGCCTGCTCCAAACGATATTGTTCCAAGTTGTATTTTATAGCACTTTGTTCCGACCTTGTAATTTCCATGGCAACTCCTAGATTAATGAACGGAGGCTTTTGCGTCAACCTCACATTCGATGACCCAATTATCAAATTGGGTAAATTTATTAACTTCTACTCCTAGTCCAACGGCTTCGTTGACAAAATGCTGTAATAGCGAATTGTACAATTCGTCGGGCATGGTTTCTTTATCAAATTTAATTTTCATAATTATTTACAAAGGATTTCGATTATACACCGGTGGGACTTCGCAGATATATTTGCCTGCCCAAAGATGTTTGAGTAAATTACAATCCGATCCAGTTGTTTTACTGGCACCGTGATCAGTGAGGCTTTTGCCCGTGGTCACAAGGCTACCCATACTGACAGCAGTATAGGTAGCACAACCACTTAGACTTGCCAAAGCTATCAAAGCCAAAGCAAGCCTAGTCATTATTGTACTGTAGTCTGACCTACAACAGCACCTGGCTTTTTCAAGGCCTCATCACGTCGCTTCTTGTATTCTTCGTTGTCCACAGGAAGAAGTGTGATTCCAGGTTTAGCATTGGCACCGGGTTTGCCGTCCATCTCTTTAAATGCTTCCGGAGCACGATCGTTGGCATACTTGATCTGTGCTTCTCTCATGGCCTGTGCTTCTTTGGCTCGCTTCAACACATTGGCCTCACCTGTGGGCAATGCCACCAAGACAAATGTACGATATCGATTGCCTTCGGCAATGCGTTTAATTTCTTTAACTTCAACGCCAGTTAAGTCTACTGTAGTACAGGCGCTCTTCAAAGCAAGTTCGCTGAGTTCTGTACTAGTAGCTTCGCTTTCTGTACGATACATTTTAGTTTGTTGACTTGCAGTACCGCCAGCCGCCATACAGACTTTGCCGTAGGCCATGGCCAATGCTTTGCTGTCTGCCATACCAAGGTCTGAGCTAATAGCTGTACCGTTTTCATAGATAGCATTAGCACTGGATGGAACTTTGCTCATCCATGAAGGCAATTTATCAAGTGTATGCTCTACCGCCTTGACGGGAAGTTCACGTTCGATTTCTGCACGTTTGGCGTAAGGATCTGAAGTGCCCATAGTACCGCAGGCTGTTAGAGCAATAACGATAGGTGCCAATAAAAATACGTTTTTCATAATTTAGTTCCTGACATTTTTTCTTTAGTCCAAGTGGCAGAGTCTTGAATGTCTTTGCCAACGCCTGCTACTGTACTACATGCCGATAATGACATGATTAATACAATTCCAAAAATTACCTTCATATAAACCTCTCTGTGTATGTTAACAGTTATATTATACTATCTATCTTGATAAATGTCAACTACCATTTATCTACCACTACCCACTCTTGTTTGTCCGTTTTACACATAACCCCTTGGGCTACTCGCAATTTACGGTTTAACGTATATCGTTCACGGAACATACGACACTGGGTCTTATTCCAATTGAACAACTGTGGGTATTCTGGTATCCGAGATAATTCGCTTTCCAAAACTTGATCACCGATCTTAACCGGACGATAATCTATCTTAAGATTTGGAACTTCTGCATCACCGCAGACTGTTATACTTTCGCCTGTGACCTTGCCGCCTAGTTTGGATAATAATTGTTCACGTCCAGATACTATGGCCTGTTGGCATAATTCTTCTTCGGGCTTGTCACCACGTTGCTCATAAGCCACAGTTCGAATCTCATCGTTCACTGAGATCTGATAACCAACTGTACATGAACCCGGCTTGCTAGATTTAATCAGATCAATAGGGGTTCCTAGTTTGTGTTGACTGGCAATCTGGGTCACAGAATGTTGCACACACTCCGAGTGAGCCCAGGTACTAATAACTGCTAGTAGTAAAAGAGTTTTTTTCATTTTGAGCAATGCAAACTATACCACCAAATGATAGCTTTGAGGCGGCTGTTATACTCTCTATCCAAATCTGATAACTTATCGGGATCTGGATCAAAATTCTTTATTTGTTGTAGATTACGAAGTTCAGTTAATTGTTGCACCCGCTGATTGCAGTTAGCAGGGTATCCTCGAAGTTCTTCGTAAGATGGTAGTTTAACCTGTGGCTGTTGAATATACACAGGATAAACCGGTTGTGGATAATAAGGTCTATAGATGTACTGAGCCTGAACCGTTGCTGACATTAGACCTAATAAAAGTATGCTCAATTTCTTATTCATACATTTATTATAACATCGGTTTTGTCAAATGTCAACTAGGCAGTTAACCAATTCAATTCGTCCCTAATTTCAATGCTTTCAGCACCGTCGTATTCTTGGATTCTAAATAAGGTGCCTTCTGGAATCCATTTAATTTCCAAAGTACCTATTCCGCCTAGATAGGCTCCTGGATATTTGAGTTGTACATAAGCCTCGAGTTTTTGATATTCTTTGGTTTCTAGGTAATGCACAATATTTGGATCAAACATCATTTCTGGACATTCTTGATTCCAGGTGTACCAACCGGAACCGTAGCCCGGTGAATATACCACAGCCACTTCACCTTTTTGATTTACAATTTTTTCCATAATATTCTCTATAATAAATTGGCCGGCCCTGAGAGACTCGAACTCCCGACCTTCAGTTTCGAAGACTGACACTCTATCCAACTGAGTTAAGGACCGTATTGTTGGCATCCCCTCAAAGACTCGAACTTTGACCAACGGTTTTGGAGACCGGTATGCTGCCATTACACTAAGGAGATATTTGGAGCACAGGGTGGGACTCGAACCCACGGCTTTGCGGATTTGCAATCCGGTACATTGGCCACTCTGTCACCTGTGCGTATTTGGTGGAGGCAACAGGACTCGAACCTGCCACCTGATGCTTGCAAAGCACCTGCTCTACCAGATGAGCTATACCCCCATATAGAAACACACTCACGTTTCTGATGTCTCTGTATGCTATAGGCATACCGAATGTGTTTTTATATGGTAGGACCAGGGCGGTTCGAACGCCCGACCAATAGATTAAAAGTCTACTGCTCTACCAACTGAGCTATGGTCCCACTAATCTTACCACTCTTGTCACTGTCCATTTGGACTCTCCTTACTTTAAAACATATTGAAACACACTAACTACCTTGGTATGTACTCAAGTTCATGGAACCGCTACGACCCTATCTTTAATGTGCTTCAATATGCTCTGCATCCCCCGGCGGTAATTATAGAGTATCAAGATATGACGCTATCATACCCATCACACACT